TCTGCTACCGCTAACGCATCTTTACCAGCTACCTCAGCTTCTCTCCCTACCTTTAACGCATCTTCTGCTGCTATCCACGCTTCGTCAGCGGCTTTCCTCGCGTCTTCTGCCGCTTCTGTTACTTTATTAATTTCTTCTTGTAGTTCATCGGATATTCGGATAGACAATTCTTCTGCCCACTCCAGCACTCCATCTTCATTCTTTTTTAGCACCCATATTTCAACCTCGTCACCATTTTGCCTAAACCATGTATCACCCTCTACACTTCTAGTCGTTATGGCTGGTTTATCGGGTCCGTGATAAATGCTGTTTTTTCCATTCGCAGAAGCATTAACAATATTCTCGATGTGCTTTTCGACCACCCTAGACACTGGCGGATTGAAGTTATAATTGCTCTCCACTTCGCTAGTCCCAAATGCTTCAATGCTTGTCGTTAATCCTCCATCGAAAGTATGCGCTATTTCCATTAGTGGTACCTTATATGTCTTTCCCTCTATGTCGTAAACAGTTACAATGTCCCACAAATCAAGACGGTTATCTCCAAAAAATTTAAGCGTTCCAGGCATAAATTTAAAATCTTTCAGTTTAGTATGGATATTGTTAAGATAGGATTGTGTCATTAATTCATTGGTAAGTACCATTTGGCGCTCACCACTGCCTACCGTGTATATAACATCTTTCCCCTCTGCATCTTTACCTGCATTACAAATGATTCTCTGTGTTGTATACGCAATATCATTACGATTAAAGTTCTCAAAATACCTATCGCTATCTATCGTTTCACCAAAATCAGTATACATTCTAATAACTATATTTCCACTCCTAGAGCATACTGCAAATCCTGCATATAATTGTGCGATAGATCCTAGTATTTCTCTAAACGTATACCCAATAGGTTTGTTGATAGAAATAGAATTCAATCCAGTGGTAACTATTTCTACCCCTGTAATTGTCGCTATTTCATTCAAAACAGCTACTGTGCTTGTGTTATTAGGCAACATAGATACATAAGCCTTATCTAGCTTACGCATATTGTCGTAAGCTGTTATTTTTGTCATACCCTCATTTGTTGTTGGTTTTTCAGCTGTAAATACGCCTTGCTTAATCCATTCGATATTACTCCCTAAATCAAGTCCAAAGTAAAGAGTTATCTTTTCGCCCTCCAGGGTTATTGGTGGCTTGCTTATAGTCGCATCAAAAAAGGCTGCCGCTGTTGATCCTAGTGTATAATCACTGCCAACATTCGACCGCCCCTTGTAGTTTATCGTCTTAATCCCCTCTTCAATTACAGTTGTACCAACTTCCAGCTTCACCCTCCACAATCGAGACGAGGACCCTACTGAATTTCTATATGCTGTTGTTGTATTTTGCATGACAGTCTCCTCGCTGTTATTGTTCTATCAAATCTACTACCACCCCTACATAATCAGGAGTGCCTTGAACCCATGAATAAACGGGATAGGTTGGTGTGCCAGCGTAAAAAGTTCTTGTTTCAAGCACATTAGTACGTGGATTTTTAAAAGTGACAGGAAAAAAAGCGGACGATAGCCTTGAATCAATGCTAGCAACTTGTGTTTCTGTAAGTATTCCCCACTCAACTTGTATCGTTATCTTATTTCCGACAATGTCTCCTACCATTTTCCCACTAGCCACTCGCCCTGTGTTTGAAGCCCATATTTTCTCTGCCTTTACCGTAATACTCCTAGGAGTAGGCGGTGTCCAGTTATTTAATTTAAAATCATTCATCTAGCCACCTCCTAAACTAATATGGGGCATTTTCCAGTTGCTATTGTTTCCTTGTTGACTTCTTTTACTACAACATCTTTCACCTTTTCACCACCGACATACACCTCAATAGTCTGCGCTGATTGTTGCTGTGGTGCAGTCATACTCATTGCCGCCACCACCGCTTTATACACTCCAGATTGTATACCAGCAACAATTTGATTATTATTGGCAACTACATTCCGATTGCCCATCTTACCAACCATCTCTGGCCCTGCTTCATTTGCAATAAACATGTCACCCACACTTGGGAATCCGCCCTTTGCATAATAGTCCCACCTCACACCTATCTTAGGTATGGATGGCGGCGAAAGGCTAAAGCTCCCACTTATATCAAACTTGGGCAATTTAATTTTTGGTAACTTCCATTCAAAGTTGAAGAAATCTTTAATTTTGTCAATCGCTGTTCGCACAGTATCTCGCGCCGAATTTATCGTTCTCGAAATTGTGTCTTTAATAGAGTTCCACACATTTGAAACTGTATCCTTTATTCCATTAAACACATTCGAAACCGTAGTTCTTATTCCCTCCACTACGCTTGATACTGTAGTTCTGGCAGATTCTATAGCTGTCGAAATCACTGTTTTAATTGCATTCCATACTGTTGATACTGTATCTCTAATGGCATTGAATATACTGCTTATTGTTGTTCTTATTGTATTAAATACGCTTGTAACAACCGTTCGTATGGCATTGATTACAGTCGTTATTACTGTTTTAATTGCATTCCATACTGTTGTTATCACAGTCCGTATTGCATTCACGACAGTTGTTATTACGGTTTTGATTGCATTAAACACAGTTGTAATTGTATTCTTTATGCCATTAATCACACTTGATATTGTATCCTTTATTGCTCCCCATACCGTAGATACTATCTCTTTGCAAGTACTCCATATCCTCTCAAATATCGATGCTATAAACTCAAGTACTGTTGATATTGTATCTTTTATTGTTGTAAATGCCTCTACGATAAACTCTTTTGCGTTTGTGAATGACTGAATAATACCATCTTTGATAGCTCCGAATATAGCTTTTAGGACTTCCCATAAAGATGCTGCAAATTCCTTGACTGCATCCCAATTTTTCCATAATGCAACACCGATGGCTATGATTGCTGCAATTGCCGCTACAACTACCGCTACAGGCGCGCCTATTGCCGACGCTACTGACGCTATTGCACCTCCTATGACTTTAAGCACAACAAGGAGAGCACCTCCTGCTCCTTTGACTGCGCCTACGATGAGGCCAACAACTTTACCTACTCCACCGAATACAAAACCTATAGCTGCTCCTATTGGTTTTAACAGTGCAAGAACTTTGCCAATAGCTCCAATCGCTGCGGCAAATTTCGCAACGATTGGAGCTATAATCGCTATGCCAAGTATCCCCGCAATTAATTTTTCTAATGGACTGTCTAGCTTTATTTCGGCAAAAATATTGCCAAAGAAATCTTCAATCTTCCCTGCGATCATCTTCCAATCAGCAGTTTCGATGAATCTTGCTATCATATCAATTACACCATTTATAAAAAGTCCAATAGTTGTTCCTAGTTTTCCAACCTCTAGTGTTCCGAACGCAGTATTGAGCGCATTGCCGATTGTTACACCGAATTTATTCCAATCAAACTTACTTACGAAGTTATACGCAAAATCAATCGCAGTATTCAACCCTTGTGCAATCGTGTAGCCAATCATATTCCACATTTCAGTATCCATTGTTCCATTTAGAAATGTTGCAATACTTGCTCCGAGCTTTCCTGCGTTTTCCCGTATTCCCTCCCAAGGGATTTCACCTAATGCATCAGCTATCTTATTCCCTACAATCTGTCCTATTTCTGTGAAATCAGCATTTTTCCACGCCTCTTTTATCTTATCTACAAAATCACTTATACTAGACGGAATGCTTACATCTTCAAACATATCTCCTGCCGAAATGCCACCGACATCACCACCACCTGTGTCTGCACTTGAATCATCATTCAGTACATTCATTTGGTCAAACCCAAGGAGTGTTCGTTTCAACTCTTTAGCCGCCTTATTCGCACCACTCATGTTACCCGCTAGTCCTGCTGCATAGTCTTGTTGCACTGCCAAGGCTCTTGTAAAACTACCGCCCCCTCCAAGTGCTGCAAAGAACATACCGATTGCGGTTGTCGCCCTTGAAAGCAAATTGATTAACGTGGTGAGTATTGGTGCAACAACATTTAGAATAGGGTTGAATGCTGTTGCAAAGCTATTTTTAAGCTGTGTTAGACTTGACATTAGCATAGACAGACTTCTGTTTGTTTGCTCGCTGTATTGTGCTAAATTCTGAAATCCCTCTCTCACTCCATTAATAACTGTACGCATTGCCATACGAATCAATAAGAGCTTAAACATATTTCCCAAACGAAGTATGCTATTGCCTGTTCCACCTATCGCTCCTCTAAAGCGATTGATACCAGGGATTCCGCTTTTAAATAAGTGTATGAGTGACGCAAATGCTCCGCCCGCCCTCTTGATTGCTGGTGTAACACGGTTGAAAACCGCTCGCATACCGTTCATTGCTTTTGATGTCGCTGATATGCCTGCATTTTGAAAGCCTGTAAATTGTGTATCTGCTCCCGTACTCTGCATTGCACCCTTTTGCGTGTTGTACGAATTAAGTCGTTGCTCTGCTATCGCAATCTCCCTTTGTACTCTTTGCCATTCTGCTGTTTCTCGGTCTAGTCCATTTGCCGCCATGCTCGTTGCTCTTGCGTTGTATCTTTCCAGTGCCTTTTCTGCTTGTGAAATATCAGCCATTAATTGTTTCCATATAGGGCTTTTCTCACTAGCGTGTCCACTTGATTGCATTTTTCTTTCTGCTTGTTCGTATTCTTCTAACTTCTGCTTTGTACTCTCTATTACCTTTTGTAAATCCACCCACTGTGTACTAGGTGTGTTATTCGCTCCCTCTGCAAGCAAATCTCTTTGTTTTTGTGCCAATGAGTCCAGTGCTGTCTCTGCCCTTTCTATGTCTGCTCGCACATCTTCGTATTCGCCTGTATATTCAAGGATTCCACTATTTACCATGTTTTCCTTTAACGCTCTGCCTATCGCACTACCATGTTCTTTACTAAGTCCTAAACTTTTCTTGTATTCATTCATAGTGGCTCTAATTTGTGCTTGTAGCTTACTCAAATTAGACATTCCCTCGTCAACTCCATTCATCGTAGGGGCTTTTACTGCTTCGGTTTCTTTGTTGATTTGATCAGTTGCCTTTTTCGTTTCAGATGTTGCTAGTTTAAGCATTTTCATGTACTGCCCCATTGACCCCTCGATAACGACTTGCAGCTTTTTTAATGTATCACTCACTCTTTCACCTCCTCTCCAAAAACAAAGGACAGGATTTACTCCCGTCCTTGTCTTCGTTTATATTCTTCTGCATATCTTTTGCGATTCCCTTTTAATTTCTCTAACTCCGCTTCCTTTTGTTGTTCTTCGGAATATTTTTTCTCTTCCTCAAAAAGGTCTGGATAATACTCCCATACGTATGGACTGTCAAACTCACTGCCCTCTTTTTTATAGAGATTACTTTGCCAACGATGTGCAACCTCTGCATTGATGAAGTCACGCTTTGTTTGTATCTTAAACTCCTTGTTCTTCACACGATTGTCGCTATCTATCAAGTCTCTTACTTCTAAGATACTGCTATTCCAAAATACTTCTATAGATACGCCACAATCCAAAGCACTTGGGTATAATTCCCATATCAAGTCAGACAAGAAAAAATCTACATCAGCTCGTCCATGTTCTTCATTGAGTTCAGCATTGAGTCCGCCTGTTTCTCCGTAAAAAAACCAGACACCGCCAATGTCGGCATGACTACACTCGTAAATAATGCCATTTGATTTCCGCCATCTTCAAACCATGTATCATAGAGTTTTGTAACCTTTTCATACGTAATTCCATGATGCCAGGGCGACATTGCCGCTTGCAGTATCGTGAGCATAGTTGATAACGGTGGTATATCTCCCTCTGTAATCAAGGTAAGTATATTCTTACGATACTTTTTCTCTAACTGTTCAATCATCTGTGTTGTTAATTTTAACTTTAGCGATTGCCCACCTACTTCCCAATAATGGAAAGGTCTACGTTTTGTTTTTGCCTCCTCAATCGAAACAATCTTTTCCTCACTACCTACTTCTTGGTTCAATTCTTCATCCATTCCACCTAATTTTGTCATCTGTTATTTCCTCCTTTTTATGCTGGATCTGTTATTTCTAAATCACTTTGTACTGTTAAAGATAAATCAAAATCAATTACACCATTCACGCCACCACCTGTACGCTTTACAGATGCTTGTGCGTCAAAAGTTGTAATTGTCCCATCTTTTAAAGTTTCACGGAATGTCGCAACATCTCCCGATTCTTGCAACGCTCGCATTTGTCTATATGGAGAGTCTGTTTCTGTGTTGTCATACTTAAATTTGTATGCCATGTCTGGTAAGTCCCCTATCCCCAGTTCGTATTTTTGATGTGGGTCAGTCAGTGTCGTGTTCTGTACTTTCTCTGGCTCAATACCAAGTTCTGGTATTTCTTTTAGTCCCTGTAAATCTTTAAATGTTGGTTCTCCTTTTAGCTTTACTGCTAACTTTGCTCCATTTGCTAACATAATTTTCTCCTTTTCTATATTCCTGTGTTTGGCCAGAATACATCATCTGACCTCATGTCAATAATTCCCTCATATCTCATTAGCTTGTGTTTCAATCCCGATTGG